ACGCCACCCGCCGCCTTTGCGAGCTGCGTATAATGCAGGATGAACCGGCGGTAGCTCTCCTCGCCGCCGTTATAGATCACCCGCTGCCCAGAGATGCCGAAATGTCCGGCCTGCGCCGCGCCTCTGAACGCCTCGATCTGCGCCCGCGCCACCGCCGTCCGGTCCGCCGATCCCGGCTGGCCGATCGCCGGATGGCATGTTACCCGTCCGCGCCAGGGATAGGCCGCCTGGCCGTTGCCGCCATAGGGATCCGGCAACGCATTGCCGCCTTCGATATCCATCATCACAAACGGATAGAGATAGACCTCCAGCCCCCGCGCTTTGAGATCGGCGATCGCCGAGACGACGCTCAGATCATCCGGCGTCCCGCCATAGGCCGGCCCGCCGTCGCGGCGGCTGACCAGATGGGCGTGCGCCCGTGATACGCCCGATACCGACCAAGGACTGCTTTCGGCATTGCGCGCCTGCACTTCGACACCCGGCACGATCCGGCAATTGCCGGCCCGCAAGTCCGTTCCGAACCAGGAGACGACAAGCGCCACCCGCTTGAGGTTTGGGCAGACCGCCGTCAGCTCGCTGATCGAAACGTCCCAGTCGGTCAGCCCCTGCAGGCTGTTGCGGTTGAGCAGCCGGGCGCTTCCCGCACCGCTCTTTTCCGAGACCGCCACGGTCCGGTAGCCATGCTCCGTCGCCCCCGGAATGATGCAGACCGCCTGGACCTGCTCCTCCAGTTCTCCGACCGTCCGCACCACCTCGAACTGCATCAGCGGGATGCGGTTGCCGTAGCTGTCGAGCGGCAGCCGCTCGAACACCACATAGGCAAGCCCGCGATAGGCCGGTGCCATTCCCGTTCCTTGCTTGGCCTCGATCAGCGGATCGGGCAGCTGTTCAGCGTCACCGGAATAAAACCGCATCTCGATCGCCGTCAGGTCGAGTTCCTTGCCGTCGGCCCATATGCGCCTGATGCAGGCAACAGGGCCCTCGCAGAGCCCGACCGCGAAATTGGCGAAGTAGCGGAACGTCTCGACCTTCGGCCCCGACGAGGACTTGCCCCCCGTCCGTTCGGTGGTCACCACTTCCTCGAAACGCGTCGCCCAGATCATCGTCCCGCCGATGCGCACCGCGCCATAGACGCGGTTGATCGACGTCCCCTCGTCGGCGCCCGGAATCCGTGCCGTCGAAAGCCGCGCACCACGTACCGTCTGGCCGCCGCCGATTAGCGCCCGGTCGAGCGCATTGCCCGCCAGCGCCCCCGCCGCCCGGCCGATGATCGCGCCCACGGGACCGAAAACGCTGCCCAGCGCGGCACCCGCCGCCTGAAGAAGGAGAGTGGCCATGCAAACCTCGCAGCGAGTCGCCAGCGCCGCTTACACGGCACTTGATTTTTCCCGCAATGATTGTGTTGGATTGCTGCAGTCGTGAGCAGAAGCGGAAGCGCCGAGACCAGCCGTCGTACTGGAGAGGATGGGCCTCTCCAGCCTCGGCAAGGGCCTTGCTCTCGATCAAGGAGGTGATGCGATGTGGTTCTCGCCACTTGGTATCACGCTTAGTCTTCGGAAAACCCGGACGGGCTGGTCAATAGCCATCCGGGTCATATTCCAAAGGTAAGCAACGGGTAGGCGGAGCGCGAACTCCGCTCACCACTCCTGAAACATACAGGTATGCGCTTCAATTTTCAAGTTTCGGCACAACCTCCGGGAACCGGAACACCGCCGTTACCCGCCGCCGCCAACTCGGCACCAAGACCGAACGGATCACGGCCGCCTGCTCATAGGCATGGATGAAACTCTTCTCCCCGGCAAAGATGCCGGCATGTTTGGCCGCTACATCCGGCCGCCAGCGAAACAGCAGCAGATCGCCCGGCATCATCGCCTCCACCGGAACCGGCGCACCGAAATGCCGTAGCGCTGCATCGAGCAGCCGGTCCTCGCCACTCCGCTCGGCCCAGTCGCGCGCATAGGGCGGCGGCATCTCCGGCTCGATGCCGTAGAGCTCCCGCCAGATACCGCGGATCAGCCCCAGGCAGTCGCAGCCGATGCCTTTGGCAGACGCCTGGTGCCTGTAGGGCGTGCCGATCCAGCTCTCGACGGCCGAAAGCGCCCGTTGGTTGATCGCAGTCATTTGAAGAGCGCGCTCCCGTCATGGATGCTGCCGCCATCCGCATAGGTATAGGCAAAGTCGGCGCCCGGCATATGCGGGAAGCCGCGGAAATTCCGCTGGTTGGCGAACTTGGCCCGGCAGGTGCCGAAGGCCTTGTCGCAACCCACCGTCAACAGCACCCGGCACCCCGCGTCCGGCGCCCGCGCCATCGGCAGCCACAGCGTCACCTCGACCTCGGCTCCTGCCGCGCCATGCGCCTCGATATCCAGCCGTTCGCCGGCGTTTTCCCCGTCGAGAAACGCAATCGTCCCATAGCGAAAGAACCCATCCGGAAAGGCGCTCAGCCCCGATACGGAGATCCGTGTCGCATCGATGACCGCAGCCAGCACACCCTCGCGGCAGAACTGACTTTGCGTCACATCGATCCCGCATCTGGCATCGCCGAGCGCCGCATCGCAGCGGCGGCCATAGAGCCGTCCCTGCGGCTGGTTCAGCCGGTGCGCGAAACTGCGCAACTCGGCGCTAAACTGCCCACCGCTGCGCGTCACTTCGCCGATCTCCTGCACCTTCAGCAACAGATGCTGATCCGGCATCGCCCAGTTGACCAGAAACACCTCGACGCGCGCGCCATCATAAAGCCCGCGCTGCAGATCCGCCTCGCTGATGGCCGCATTCGAAAAACCGCCGGTCACCTCGCTCGTCGCCGCAGGCAAGCCTGTGCTCTCCTCGGTACCACTTGCAGAAAAGCCGCTGGCCGCCAGAAACACCGTGCCTGCGAATGTCAGGTCGTGGTCATGTTCGCTAACGCCGAGCACCACGCCATCGCTGCGCGTCACGCGCCAGGCATGGCAGACCGTCGTCGCGTCGCCATCGAGATGCGCCCTGAGTTCCGAACCGATCGTCCTCATGGCAGGATCTCCGTCAGCGGAATGGCCGGGATTCGCCCGGCGTTGAAGGCAGTCAGGTTCACGTCGATCCGCCCGGTCGCAAAGCGCACCGGCACATCGAACTCGAAGCCCGCGGTCGCCCGCGCCCCGGCCGCCGGAATGCTGCCCGGCAGAAAGGTCACGATCCCCGCCGCAACGTCGCAAAGGTAGGTGGTTCCTGCCATCACGACTCCATCGACGGCGATCGTCACGCTGCCAGCCACGGGCTTGGCAATCCGCCGCGCATTGCTTGCCGCCGCATCGCCATAGGTCTTCACCAGCTGAAACGCCGCCTTCGCCCCGTCGCCGGTACCCAGCATCTGGTCGAGCGCCGTTACCGGCTGGTCAGGCCGTCCGGATTTCCAGTCGAGCGGATCACGGAAGCGGAAGCCATAGAGTTCGCCGCTCCGCGCCTCGAAAAATTCCAGCACCTCGTAGAGATCGCCGGCCGAGCGAACGCCCGACCCGGCATCGTAGCTCCGCCGCGCATCGCGCCAACGGCTGTTACGGCTTTCGCGGCCGTTCGACAGATTGACGATATCCGTCCGCCGCACCGGCCCGCCGCTCGTGGAAAGCGACAGCCGTAGCGGAAATCGCACCTCATGAAACCCGCTCATCTCAGCCTCACAGATTGCGCTGGCCGCGCATCGCCGTGCGCGCCAGCATCGCCGAAATCTGCGCCTCGCTCTTCTGGAAGCTCTGCGCATCGGTGGCCGTCACATTGAAGACGATCTGCGTCCCGCCGCCGCCCGCTGCCGCCACGCCCAGCGCCCCATCCGGCCCGCGCCTCAGCGGCAGGATCGCCTCGCTGCCCGCCTCGCCCATCAGCCCCACATTGCCGCCGAGAGGGAAATAGCTCGGCGCCGAAACCACCCCGCCATCGGCGAAGGGCACGATCTTGCCAAGACCGCCCGCAAGCCCGGATACGGCGCCGCCGATCAGCCCCTCCAGCGGCTTCATTCCCGCCGAAAGCGCGATATCCGCCAGCCGTTTTCCAAGCCCGCGCAGGATATCGTCGAGCCCCTTGCCGCCGCTGACGGCGCTTCGGAGCGCACCGCTGAGCGCGGATCCGAAAGACCGCGACCGGCCCTCCAGATCCTCGAGCGCGCGGCGCAGTTCATCGGCCTGCCCGGCCATCTGGCCAAGCCCGGTATCGTCACCTTCCATCGATGTCTCCTGAAAACTGTGAAGCTCAGCCCCGTTGCGGCATTGCCGAAAGCGCCAGCCGCAGGATCTCGCCCATCTGCACATGGCTGACGCCGCGGCCAGCCCGCAGCGCCGTCGCCGAGCGGTGCACGATGACGAGATCGATATCCGGCAGCACGATCAGATACTGCCCTCCCCAGCCGCTGGCGTAAAACATCGGGACATGCACCGCCATCGGATCGTCTTCGGCATCCGCCTCCGTCACCCACCAGAGCAATCCATACGTTCGCCCGGCGCCAACCTCCGAATGCGGCCGCGTGCTTTCCCGCACCCAGCTCTGCGGCACGAGCTGCTTTGCGCCCCACCGCCCATGCCGGAGATAGAGAAGCCCGACCCGCGCCAGATCCCGCGCCGACATCTGGATCTTGTAGACCGGATGCATGGACTCCGGCCCGTTCTGAAACCACCCGTCACCCGGCGCGCAGTCCTGCATGCGCAATGGCTTCACCAGGCGGGATGCAAGCGCCTCCAGCACATTCTCGCCCGTCGCACGCTCGACGATCGTTCCGAGAACGTTGAAATCCCAGTTGTTGTAGAACCAGTGCGCTCCAGGCGAATGGCTGCCTCTGTCAGGCCTGCCGTTCGCCGTATCGTAGACCGACGGCAGGTAGACGCCCGAGCGTGCGCGCAGCAGATCCATGACCGTCGCCTTGCGCTCACTCGCCGTCAGCGGCGTCATGTCGTCAATATTGAAATCGGCAAGCGTCTGCTGCGGATCGATGCGCCCTTCGGCAATCAGCATGCCGTAGAGCACATTGACCAGGCTCTTGCGCACCGATGCCACGCTCGACTTGAAGGCGATATCGCCCCAGCGGTAGATGAGACGCCCGTCCCGGACGATCATGAATGCGCTGCTTTCGCCCTTCGCCAGTTCAGCGGAGAGCATGTCCATCCGGTCGCTCGACCAGCCGAACATCTCCGCCGGCCGCTCGTCCCAATCCGTGAAGGGAAAGGTGATCGTTCCCTTCGCGAAGATACCGTCCGCCTGCCCCATCTCTGCTCCGAATCCGGTGACCTCGGGATCATAGCATGAGGCCGTCATCCCACCCCATCCGGAAACCGCGCCATCATTTCAGCCAGCCCGTCGCGCGAAAACCCCGCGGCCCGCGGCACCATTCCACCGGCCGCGGCGAAGAACTCCACCGGCGTCATCGCCCAGAAAGCATCGGGAGAAAGCCGCAGCAGGCAGAGACCGGTATGCAGCACGCGCGTCCAGGGAAATGGCCCGGCGCGTGCGGCGGTCCGTCCCGCTGCGGCTAGAGGGGGCGGAGGGAGGAGCCGCCCGCCTCTGTCTGCGGTTCTGCAAAAGTCGCGATCAGCAGTTCGCCGACGACGGCCGCAAAACCGGCAATGCCGCCCTCGACGCTCGCCTCGGCAACGTCCTGATCGGAATAGAGATTGCCGCCGCCGCGAAGCCCGGCGCCAATAATGCGGATCATGTCCTCAGCCTTCAGCCGCCCGGCCGAAAATCGCTCGGCGAGCCCTGTGAGATCGTCGGCCGCGAAAGCCGTCTCCAGCTCCGCCAGCGCCCCGAGCGTCAGGCACAAAATCCGCCGCTCGCCATCGACGACAGCCTCGATCTCGCCGCGCCTGCGGTTCGCCCTCGCTCCCGCCACCCGCATCAGAGCGCTCCGAAGGTCAGTGCACCGGCCGATTCCAGCGCCAGCTCGAACAGGATCTCGCCATCATGCTGCCCGGAATATTCGAGCGCCGTCACCTGGAATGCTCCGGTCACGCTACCGAAATCGGGCACGACGATCTGCCAGTTCAAGATCGACGCATTGAAGAACGCGCCTCTCACCAGCCCGTCTGACGCCGCATCCTTGAAGATACCGGCGCCCGAAACCGAAGCCCGCTGCACGCCCGCCCCGCCCAGCAGCTCCCGCCACCGCCCGGCGCTCTCCGCATCGGTCACATCGACCGTCTCGGCATTGAACGCCAGCCGCTTCGACCTCAGCCCCGCCACCGTCTCGTAACCCGTCCCATTGTGGATCTTCAACAGCAGATCCTTGCCCTTCTGCGCCACCATGCCCTTTCCCTCCTGAAACCCGAACCGCCTGTCCAAACCACGCATCCGCGCGTCTGCGCGGCGAGACACTCACGTCACACAGCAACCGAGCCCCCTCATCCGCCCTTCGGGCACCTTCTCCCCGCGGGGAGAAGGGAAGTACCGCGACGCCGAGCCATGAAAGGAAGTCAAGCTCGCGGTTTCCCCTTCTCCCCTGGGGGAGAAGGTGCCCGTAGGGCGGATGAGGGGGCCACAATCGAAACGCTCTCGATCGTCAGACTCCAACCTTCCCTCACCCCCACCAAACCTGCTAAACCCCACCCCTATTTCCAGCCCCAAAACCTTTCAGCACCAATGACAACATTCCCCCTCCGCTCGGCGCAGACGATCGCCGTCCTCGCGATCACCCAGCTCATCGGCTGGGGCACCACCTTCGACATGCTCGGCGTCATGGGCCGCGTCATCGCGCCCGAGCTCGGCCTGCCGAATGAGATCATCTTTGCCGGCATCACGATCATGATGGTGGTCACCGCCTTCGCCAGCCCAAGTACCGGCCGCCTGCTGACGCGCCATGGTGCCGCCAAAGTGCTCGCCGCCTCGTCCGTGATCTTCGCCACCGGCCTCGTGATGCTGTCTGCGGCGCACGACATCGTCCTCTATGCGCTCGCCTGGATCGTCATCGGCCTCGGCGGCGCGCTCGGCCTGTCGGCGCCCGCCTATACCGCCGTCGTCGAGCGCGAGGGGATGAACGGCAAGCGCGTCATCGCCATCCTCATGCTGTTCACCGGCCTGTCGGCGACCATCTTCTGGCCTCTGCTGACGTGGCTCAACGACGCCTTCGGCTGGCGCGCCGCCTTCCGGATTTCGGCCGCCCTCCACCTCTTCATCTGCCTGCCGCTGCACCTTTTCGCGCTGCCAAAACCGGTCGCCACGCATACACAGGGCCCTGCCGCAGAAACGCCGCCGATCGCGCTGTCGAGCAAGCAGCGCCGCACCGCCTTCCTGCTGCTGGCAGCCTCCACCACGCTCTGCACCTTCGTCAGTTTCGGCGTGGCGCCGTCGCTGATCGAAATTTTCCGCCAGTCCGGCGCCTCGCCTGCCTTTGCGCTGCAGCTCGGCTCGGCGCGCGGCGTCATCGGCATTTCGGCGCGCGGGCTCGACATGCTGCTCGGCAAGCGCGGCAATCCGATCCTGACCTCGATCGTCGGCATCAGCCTGATGCTCGCAAGCTTCGCGATGCTGCTCGCGTTCAGCGGCTCGACCCCTGTCCTCGTCACCTTCATCCTGATGTACGGCTTCGGCTCCGGCATCCTCGCCGTCGCCCGCGCGCTGCTGCCGCTGTCCTTCTTCTCTGCCAAAGAATACGGGTTGCAGGCGGCCCGCCTGTCGATGCCGCAAAACCTCGCCAATGCCGCAGCACCCGTCATCTTCACCGCCACGCTCGACCGCTCCGGCACCGGCCTGACGCTCATCATCTGCGCCGTGCTTGCGGCCATCGCGCTCGCCCTGGTCTTGATGCTCGCCGCCATGGTCAGGCAGGCGGCGCGTCAACCAGTTCCGTCACTGCCCTGAAGCGCATCTCGGCCATGTGCATGCGCGTCTTCGCCTCGCGCCGCGACCGCGTCAAAAGGTGCTGCAGCCCGATAAGGTGATGCCCCTGCAGCGTCAGCGCCGCATCGTCGAGCAACCTCAAGACCATCGCCGCGATCTCACCCGCCGCCTTGCGGCCGCCCTCCTCGCAGCAGATGTCGAGCGAGAACCGATGCTCCTCCCCCGCCTCGCCCTCGAGAATGCTGCCGCTGGTCATCTCGCCGATCACGATGCAGGGCAGCCTCTTACCGCTCACCAGCCTGTCGCGGATACCATCCGCCCCGATCAACCCGCGAAGGCCGCCATCGCCGGTCAACCGCGCATGGATCGCCGTCAGCAGTTCATTTGCCGCGCTCATCGCCAGTCTCCTTCGGCCGCTTGCCGCCATCCCGCGCCAGTTTCGCCAGAAAGGTCGCGAGGTCGGTGATCGTCTGCACCACAGCCGTCATCGCCCGTCCTCCTCGCAGAGGCATACGAGATAGCGCCCGCCCTCATCGGGATCACGCAGACTCCGGATAGCGAAGATCCGCTCGCCCTTGCGCAGCCGCATGCCAGCAGCAAGACCGGTGCGAAACCTGAGCCAGATCCTGTGCGTCACCGTCACGATCTCCGCACCCGCCCGCTCCTCGCGGCTCTCGCCCAGCGGCTCGATGCAAGCCCAGACCGGGCCGACAGGTTCGAAGGAAACCGCCGCCCCGCCCTGCCCGTCCGCCGTCTCGACCTGCCGCTCCAGCTGCAGCCGCGCCGTCATCTGCCCGGGATCGAACATCACCGCCCGCATCAGAGCCGCCTCATCAGGAAGGGCGCGATCAGCCGGTCGTATCCATCGGGAATATCCGCCGGCTGATCGGCCACCGCGACAGCACCGCGGAACGCAAACATCTGCGCCACATGCATCAGCATCGCCCGCTTCAGGGTATCAGGCACATCGGCTGCCGTTTCGCCGAAGCCCGCCGAAAAATCGATCTCGATGCCATTGATCGCCCGCCCGGCCACCGCAGTGCGCCCGAGGATCAGCCGCGCCGGCCGCGTGCTGCGATCCAGAACATGCCCATCCAGCGGCAACGAAACCTCCTCGCCACCGGCATCGTAAAGCGTCACGCTTTCAATCGCTTGCACCGGCCCCCTGGTAATCTGAATCACCCCGTCTTCGGGAACTGAATCAAGATAAAGCCGCCAGCCCTGCCCCATCAGACAAAGCGCCGTCACCCGTTCCAGATGCTCGCGGGAAACACGGATCAGCGACATCAGCAACGCATCCTCGTCCGCCCCATCCAGCCGCAGATGCGCCTTCACCTCGCCAAGCGCCAGCGCCTCCGCCAGTGGCGGAGTGATCAATGCATAGGTCATCGGAAATTCCTTTTGAAAGACGCAGGAGAGATGGGACGCCCCACCCCAATCTCCCTCATCCCTGTGCCCGTCACAGGGATCCAGCGCGCCCAAGTCCTTGGGCGCAGGAGACTCTTCATAGTGTCGCAAGTCATTCACCGCGCAGACGCGCGGTGGCCTGGTTCCTGTGACATCCCGTGGGCTCAGCCCTAAGGGCACAGCAATGAGGGAGTGGGGATAACCAGAATCCTAGTTGGCTTTGAAGCCCGCAGCCCCCTCATCCGACCCTTCGGGCCACCTTCTCCCCGTTGGGGAGAAGGGAACGGAGACGTTGCGGCATATTCCCTTCTCCCCTCGGGGAGAAGGTGCCCGGCAGAGCGGATGAGGGGGCCACACCCACCGCGCCAAGCCAACTATTCACTACTCACCACCCCCCACTCACCCCTCACTCAACTCACCCCAAACTTCACCAGCTTGATCGCCTCGAAGTTCTGCACCCCGCCACCAACGCGTTTGGTCGTGTAAAAGAGCACATACGGCTTCGCCGAATAGGGATCGCGCAGCACCCGGACCCCGGTGCGATCGACCACCAGATATCCCGCCCGGAAATCCCCGAAAGCGATCGCCATCGCACCGGCCGCGATATCCGGCATGTCCTCGGCCTCGGCCACCGGAAAGCCCATCAGCGTTGCCGCCTGCCCGGCCGTTGCCGGCGGCTGCCACATGTAGCGGCCGTCGGCGTCCTTCAGCTTGCGCACCGTCGCTTGCGTCTTGCGGTTCATCACGAAATTGGCGTTCTGCCGGTAGCCGGCCTTCAGCGCATAGACGGCATCGACAAGCACATCCGAAGCACCGCTGGAGGCAAAGGCGCCCGCCGCCCCGGTCGGGATATAGCCGAGATTGCCCCAGCTCCAGCCGCTGTCGGCCACCGCCGTATAGGCCAGAAACCCCTTCGGCTTGTTCGTCCCGTCACCGGAGACGAAGGCCGTGCCCTCCTGCTCGGCAAAGACGGTATCGACCTCGCCGGAGATCCAGGCCTCGATATCGACGGCGGCATCGTCGAGCAGCGCCTGGGTCGCCGCCGGCATGGCGTAGAGTTCCATGGTCGGGAAGGTCAGTTCGGCAAGCTGGGCATTGCCCGTCTGCGGCCGTGCCGCCGTCTCAGAAACCCAGCCCGAGGCCATGACGGAGGTCGAGAACGGCTTCTTCAGCACCGAGCCGGAGACTTGCCGCACCGTCGCCAGCGCCCGGATCGGCGACACCACCGAAAGCCTGCGGCCGATTTCGGTATCGGTCTCCGGCGGCACCAGATAGCCGCCGTCGGCGCTCGTCCCCGATGACATCGCCTTCGCCTCGATCTCGCGCAGCCCCGCCTCGTCGCCGCGGCGGATATAGTTTTCGAAGGCCGCCTTGTGCTCGGCCGTATC